GTTTCCATATCCATTATTTACTCCTTTATTAGTTTATTTATATGTAACTTACCTGTAGAATCTATATCTATTTCAGCTTTAACTTGCTTACATATCCATTTAATTCTATCAGGATTAGTATTTCTTTCAGCTTCTCGCTTCAATTTCAAGCATTTTGATAGCCCATCTGTAATCATAAATTCCATAGGGTTCTCTAAATCTGCTGGTGTAAACATTAATAATGCAAATACAACCGCTACTTTCATTGATGACCTCCATTCGATCTAATTTTATCTTTCATTTCTTCTATCACAACTTGCATTTTTTCGATATCTTTCATTGCTCTATTTAGGTTTACTGTATCATGTCTTGATTCTTG